TTGCTGTCCTAAACGATACAATGACAAGTCTTGTTTGAATCGTAAGTCTTTGCTTGTTTCTTCATCGTGGAACCAAATGCCAATCTCTACTACATTGTCCTCAATCATCGCACCTTCAGCAGTTGCACCTACACCACCCGGGAACATATGAATGTCCCATGATACTTTTGCGTTTGCTGGGAATGTACGACAAACTCCTTCAGGCACAATCTCTCCCCACTTGCCCATAGCATATTCAGTGAGCATACCTTCTCTACCTTGGTCTGTGAGAAAGCTGCTGTTAGCGTGGTGTACTACTGCTGCGGCATCACCTCTGGGTTTTACTTGTACTGCTTTGATACATTGATTCTCTGATACACCTGAATCAACAATCTCTTTACTCCACAAGTCATTTCCGTTTGCAGGAATATCATACGGACTTGATGCAACAATCACTGTAGGTTGTCCGAATAAAGGTGCAAACTTCCATTCGTTTGGATCAGGCATTTCGGGTAGTTGTACTACTCTGTCAGGATCACCATAAGGCGAGCCTGCATTTACCCATGCTACTACAGTGTCAATCTGTTCTTGGGAGAGTCGCCAATCGCCCTCAAGGTCTTGAATGCCTATACCGTGGTCATACGCATACGGAGGCATTTCTCTGTTAGCTACTCTCATCTGAATAAGAGGAGCCCAGGGTCTTACCTGCTCATAGGTTTCAAAACTCATTGGGCCTACACCACCAGGACGGTGGCAAGTTACACAGTTGTTGTTAATGATTTGTGCTACATCATCTGTGTATGTTTGTGCATTTGCACTGGGTAATAGTATCATACCTAGTGCCATTGAAATCAAAAAATTAGTTGTAAATCTCAGCATATTCGATTCTCCGTAGTTATCCGTTACAGGAATCAGGTCGTTTCACAACGAGCTATTTACACTATTTATACACATTTCATACTGTGTAGATAAAAAAAGGGGGCCTAAGCCCCCTTCAAAAATGTCCCTATTGGGATTCTTTTTATTTTTCTTACATCAAGTTAGAAACTTTAACTTTTCTGTAATACTGGTTACGTGCTGCAGTGAATGTATCACCGTCAGTAGTACCGTCAGACTGAGTTACGTATGGGTTAGCAATCATGCCGTAACGAGTCTTGAAGCCAATCTTTGGCTGGAAGGTATCAGGGTCAATTGCACGAACCATCTGTAAAGGAACATACGGACAGTAGAAAAGACCTGCGTCATAAGCGCTTGAGCCTTTGTAGCCAGCTACGTAGAACTGAGAAGCTGCTCCAGTGTTAGCACTGTACGGGTCAATGTAAACTCTGTAACGACCGTTAAGAATACCAGCAAAAGTGTTACCAGTATCATCAACAGTTAAGCTGTTGCTGAGGCCTGAGCTGTAGTCAAGAACGCCGGACATGGCAAGTGCAGAAGCTACGTCAGAAGAACAAATGATAAAGTTACCTTTGCCCCTACGAGTGTCTTGTGCAATTACGTTAGCATCACGTTCAATGTTGAACATGAGGCCTTTGAAGCGTTCTACAGACCAACGACCGTTGCTATCAACGTCAAGGTCGAAAGTACCAGGAGTTGCTGTAGAAGCAGCACCGTTCTTAGCGACTTTGTAGATAGTACGAATAACTTCACGGTTGATTTCAGCGAGAATTTCCTGAGAAAGAATGTTGCTCAGTTCGCTTTCTGCGTCAAGACCATGAATTGCTTTCAAGTCCTGGGCAAGTTCAACAGTGTATTCTGCTTTGAGAGCACGTGACTTAGCAGTTACAGTGGTCTTCTCAATGCTGAATGCCATTTCATTCAGAGTAGTAGAATCGCCCCAACCTTCAGCAGTTGCTGTAGAAACTGGAGTACCAGTAGTGTAAGTACCATCAACAGGGTTAGAGCCTGCGTGAGTACCAGTACCAGAGAAGTCAGTATCGGCTTCGTTAAACAGGGCTTCAGTACCAGTCTGGCTATTGTAGTGTGACTTCATAGCGAAGATCAAACCAGTAGGACCAGTCATGGGCTGTACGCCAGCTACGTCATATGCCATCAGATTGGGAAGAGCTCGTCTTACCAGGCTGATCAGAATAGGATCATAGTTGTCGATAGAGGCGCCAGTTTGGTTGGCATGAGTAGCCTCCGTGAGATTTCTTTCCTCACGCAAAGCTTTTTCTTGGTTTTCGAGAACAACCGCAGTTACTGATCTTTTGTACGGGTCACTAATATCAGGCAGTGAATCGTGCTTAAGAACAGGTTCCCACTTCTTCTCAATCTGTTCAGATAAAAACATTGAAGTTTCTCCTTATTGTTGTTATATAATAACTTTACTATTTATAATATTAAAATTTTGTGCTTTTGCTAATAGCCTGAGCATATCTGCTCATAACAGTATTTTCTGTTAAAGAAACTCCTTCGCCTGAATCTTCCAATGCCTCGGAAGTCTCAACAGACTCTTTACGGAAGTAGTTATCTTTTACAACTTCTAACTTAGATTTGTAAGATTCAGCATTAGTATAAGTAATATCTTCTACCATCACTGCAAACTTCTCTGCTTCAGTGTCAGCTAAGTCTTCAGAAATTTCAGCAAAAATGTTTTGCTTCTTCAAAGATACAGCTTCTTCATTAAGTTCTAAGTTCTTGTTTACCTGTTCGTCAAGCTTGGTTTGAAGCGTGTCGATTTTGGTCTGCATCTCAGAAAGTACATCATACTTTTCTTCGGGTACTTCAATGTAATGTTCAGTGAATACCTGTTGCATACCTTTAATGAAAGACTCGGTGATTTCGTTACGAAGGCCGTTTTCAACTGCCAACTCGTTTTCTTTCAACCAGTTCTCAACACAATAGCTGAGATACTTATCGACATTCTCAACCATTTCTTCTACGCGTGATTCGTATTCAGTGTTAGCCTGTTCTTCGAGTTCTGCCTCGATGGCTTCTACTTCATTTGCTACACGGGAAGTAACAACAGCTTCAAAAATATCAGCTGCTTTAGTTTTGAATTCTTCTGTGAGATTTTCATCACCTGCGAAAAGGGCTTCAAGATCAGCCTCAAATAAATTGTCGTCTTCAACGGCAACTTCTTCCTCTTCTTCGGTAACAACTTCTACATCTTCCTCAACGGCTTCATCTTCTACAATTACTTCTTCATCTTCAGCTTCAGCTTCTTCACGATGTACGTTGCCCGCAGAGGACTTTTTCATTACATCAGTTTCGCTTGGCTTGTCGTTGACAAAGTTTGCAGGAGCTTCTTTAGCGCCGTTACCAGCAGGAAGAGTGTTATCTTTGCTCGATTTGCCCGAAGCAGCCTTACCTACGGGAGAAGTCAAACCACCTTCAGCATTGCCAGAACCTGAAAGGTCCTGTTGCTCAGGGTTAGGATTTGAATCGCCTTGAGTAGGGTTGCTGTCGTCACGAGCAGCGAGCTTATCTTTAGGACGGTTCGCTGAACCTTCCATAAGCTCTCTGATTTTAGACTCTACACCCATTGTTTTATCTCCTTTTACGGTTAGATTTATAACTGTCTTACATATTTATACAAATTAAATATTAGATAACTTATCTAAAAAAGTTTGAAAGGCTTTAATTTTGGCCTCAGTGAGGTCTTTACTAGAAGCCTTTCTAATAAATTCTTGTGTTTCTTCGATTTCTCGCTCTTGCCAGACACCTTTCACAAAAACCCATTCTCTGTTTTCCATAATACCCTGTACATACGCATCGGGTGCTGATGGATCTGCTACGATGTCTGCAGCAGTGGCAAGCATAAAGTCATCCTGAACTTCATTTATACCATTCTTTTCTTTTAATGAACCGAGTCCACGTGAAGATACACCTAGTCCTGCACCTTCCTTAATAAGACTTGAAGCAATATTTCCCATAGGAGTATCAAGGATCTTAGCTTTACCAATCCAGTTATCGCCATCTTCTTTTAATGAAGTAATCATGTGTGACACACGGTCTAAGTTAATATTAGGACCGTCTGGGTGTCCTAACTCACCGTATGCTCTCTTAGTATTTACCTGTTCAGCAACATATCGCTCTACTTCTTTCGCCATAATCTCTCTGGGATAGACACGACCGTTTCTGTTCTGTAAGTTAGACTGTAAGAAAACACCTTCAATAAACAAGCTCTTTTTGCCTGTTTCAGCATTTTCTTCTACAATAAACTGTAGGTCTTCATTGAGTTCTTTTATTAGTCTCATTATCCTAAGTCTCCGTCAGCGCCTTGGTGATCTTGAGGTCCGTAACCACTAACTTTAGCACAATCAATAATTACAATACCGTCACCGTTGCTGAATTCAACTACGATGTCTGATCCATTTTCTTGATTGTCAGTGAAACCGTGAAAGTCTAGATCGCCGTTGCCGAACAAGTGGTAAATGTGGTTACCATTTCTAGTGATAGTGATTGAAGCGCCAATGTCAGTAGTCCAATACAGGCGTCTAATATTGACTTCTGGGCTGATTACAGTCTCAGTAGATTTTTTTAGTGTTGATACCAAGGCAATAGTAGCAGAATCACTGTTTGCTCCGTGAACTTTTACGACACCCTGCATTTGAGTAAGTTTTAGAACAGTTGTCCTGGCTGCCATCTATTTTCTCCGTTACTTTTTCTTTTTGTGATTCATGTGAGATTCTTGGGCAAGTACCTGAACGCCTTCTTCTGAAATCTCAACTTGTTCGATGCCATGCTCAAACATAACCTTGTACCAAGCAACATTGCCTTCGTCATCTGGAATGGCATGTTCACCTAAAATAGGAGTGCCTTCACCGAAACCTTCTTTAAAGATTTTGGTTGCACACATATGTTTGTCGCCTTCTAATGAGCCTTTTTCGACTCCATCCATTGGCGCTTCTTGTATGTCTACCTCAACGCCCTCTCTGAATTGTTTAAACGTCTTCATTATCGTCTCCCGTTTCAACTGTTTCAGGCTCGGCGGCAGGGTCTACCTCAAGAATATGTTCTTCTCCATCTGCCAAACCCATAGCTTCTAATTCTGGATTTTTAAAAACACTTTTGGCAAGCTCTTGTTTGTAATCATTGAGAGCGTCACCCGCTCTGGCTTGCATAATAGCATTAAACTTATCTTGTACTTCACTGGCCTTACCTTGGGCCATAGACTGCATCATATCTCTGATAGCTTCTTGTCTATCCATTTTCTGTACCTCCACTCAACTCGGCTGATTGCTGTTGCATTGCCATTTCATGTTCTTGATCTTGTGTCATAAAAGGCTCTTCTAATTGCATTTGCATATTAATTTCTTCTAACTGTTCGTCTGTAAGCATAAGTATTTCTCTCTGTACATATTCTTTACTAAACAGTGAACCAATATAAGAAGAAGCACCTTGTAAAACTTCAAATCTACTTCTCAGAATCTCCTGATTCTTTGACTCTGTATAGTAAGCATCTTGTGCAAACACATACTTTACATCATCTCTATATGATTTCCAATCTTCTTCTGTCATAATGTTCTTCAGAACAAGCTGTGTTTTTAGAAGATCATCAAACATAATTGAAAACTTTCTTCTTAACTTAGCGATGAATTTTGTAAACTTCAACTCATCTCTGTTAATCTCAGCTGCTCGGCCAAAGTTTAGACCCGCTTGCTGTTCTAATCTTGATACAGGAACATTCAATGACTGATATAACTTCTTCTGGAAGTATTCTATATCTTCTATCTGTCCTAAGTTTTGTCCTGCTGGCAGTGTATCAATCTGTGTACCCTGACTGCCTTCTCTACGTGGAAGCCAAAAGTCTTCTAACATAGACATAAACTTTTTATCGTCCCTAACTTCACCTGTGTTAGCGTCATACACTAACTTGTTACGATATCTATCCATGATATCCTTCAGGTATTGTTCTGCTCTGTTGCTAGGCAAGTTACCTACGTCAACATAAAATATTCTTCTTTCAGGAGCTCGTGTTATACGATAAATTACCGCTGCGTTCTCCATCATTCTAAGTTGATTAGCAGGTCTGATAGCCTTATGTAGGTAGGACATTGGAATGTTTTTGTCCTGATCTATTAGACCACTCGGACAATACACTATCGCATCTTTTGTAATTTTAAGAGCATTGTCAGTGTCAGCTGCTCTATATTGTCCGGGTTTGTTTGCTATACCCTTTTCATTATATAAGAAAAACTCTTCGGTACTCTTTACAAAAGAAATACCTTTGTCATTTTTTTCTTTCTTAACTTCTTTGACCTTAGTAATTTTACGTGGGTCAATGTAACGTATATCTTTTATACCTTCTTGCGGTTTTTCAGTATCAATTACTTTGTGAAAGTACATCCTTCCATCAATGTACCAACGTCTAAAGTAATCCTGAGACCTGTCATTAAACTGCATTAACGACAAAAGATACTCAAACTCTGAATGTATTTTGTTCTTAATGCTGCTGGATAATTTTACATCATCAAGGTCTAACTTCAATGGTCTTTCATCATCAAGGTTAGCAATAGCATCATTCACAATATCTTCAATCGCGGCATCAACATCAGCCATCATAGCAATGTCTCTGTACCGCTTAATTAACTCTGCTTCGGTGTTAGCAATGCCCTCAATATCCAAGTAAGTGCCGTAATAGCCACCCGCTCGAATACTTTGGACACCGCCATCATCCGTGGGTGCCACAAAGGATTTCTCCGTTTGTGGCACTTTAGCACGAGTTATCTCAAACCCAAAAATATTCATATTATAATAATCCTGTTGAGATTATACGTTATCGTAATGAGCATACTGGAATGTTACTGTGAACTCTTCCAGAACATCATTTTGCGAATATGCTAATGCAATCTCACTCATCTGTATTGGGAAAGCATTGCGTAGTGTATAAGTACCACCAGGCAATACTTCGTCATTTCTATCTAAATGTTGTACGACAATGTCCGCCTGATAATCAGCAGGTGTTAAAATACCTGAGTTACCTTCACGGTCATTCATACCATTCATCCATGCCTCAAAAGGCTGACGAAGGGATTGGTTAGTGTCGTTTACAATAGTAACTGTCCATGGATCGAAAATACGCTCACCAGCTAACTTAACCTCACGACCTCTGTACTGAATAATCGCTGGGTTAACAGTGGATGCCGGGACTGCTGCCCCGGTAACCAAAATGCTGTAAGAAGTATCTACACCAGGAACATAGCTTGGGAAACCAAGTAACACTCTAAACTGATTAGGACGAGCGCCACCAGCTCCAAGTCTTGATTTAAATTCTGTGATATTCATTTAATTCTCCTGTTTCTGATTATTTATAACTGTTAACCACCAACTTCATCGAAAGAAATACCAGTTCTGGTAGCGATGAAGTTCAGTTGGATAAAGTTAATTGACTTAGCAGGCTGAATGAATATATCTGCCACGAACTGGTTAGAGTCGATTACGTTTCCAGTGTTGTTAGATTCGTCACAAACAACTTTGAAATTGTAAATACCTCTACGTCCCTGGACATCTCTTAGGAACGGTTCAACCAAGTTACGGAACTGTGCTCTTGTGAAAGCATCGTTGAATTCAAACAACTGGAACTTGGCAGCTGTAGCAATTGCCTTCTCAAGTGTAATAAACAGTCTGCGAACATTGATACGATCGAAAGCACTTGGCTTCTCAAGCAGAGTCTTGTCACCAAACAGTACAATACCAGAACCAGGGAAACCAACTACTGGGTTTACACCGCCTTTGTACAGAGTGTCTCTTTCAGACTTCTTAGGTGACCAAGCAAGTTTAACAGCGTTCTTAATAGCGCCTCTGTTGTAACCTGCAGGAGAGAACCAAGGATCTGCTATGTCATCAGTCTTAGCACACAGTCCAGCAACGTCACCGTTACAAGGAACATATACATAAGAATCTGCATAACGGTTGTACATATATTTCCAACCAGAATCAAATACAGCGTATGAAGAACGAGTATAAGAAGCAACTTCGGTTATAATGGCAGTAGCTTCGCTACCAGCATTGTCAAGAACAGAAGTAGATGCAGGTGAAACAAATGCGATACAATCTTTACGTATTTCAGCAATATTGTCGATTACGTAGTCACCAACAGTAGCAGTAGCATCCCCTACGAAAATAAGGTTAACATCTACGAGTTCGTCATTGGCAAATAAATCGTAACCAGTCTGGAAGTTGCCGTCTGTTGGGTTGGCATCTGCACCACCTGAAAGGGAAACTTCAACATCAGCCGGAGTAGTTAGAGCGCTGTTAAGAGTAAAGGTCTGACCAGAAGCATTGCTGCCCCAATCAGTGTGACCTGTGGGATGTGCGCCAAACCAAATGTACTTAGAACGATTGTTGATTACGTTTACATAGTAGTTAGAACGACCCAGTGAGTCTTTAGCGTCTGCTGCTTTAGATACACCTGCAAACTTCTCAAGGATAGTACCAGCAGTACCAGTGATAACACCATCTTCGTCAATGACGATAATGTGCATTTCATCCTGAGAGCCGCCTGCATCAGATACAAACTTGCTATCAGAAGGAGCATAATCGAATTCTGCTTTGTATGTCCAAGCAGTAAAATCAGATTCGTCTGCTGCAGATACTTTAATAGAATTACCAATTGCACCGGGATATTTTGCTGTCCAAGTACCATCTGCTGTTACGCCATTTTCGTAAGCAGTTTCGTTAGCAATCTGAGTTGCACCGCCGCCATCAGAAGTAGCGTTGTAGTCGCCAGATGCAATAGCTCGTACTACTTTGAGATTGTTAGTATAAGCTAAGAAAGAAGCAGCTGCGAACCACTTGCGATTGTTGCTAGATTGAGGTTTCCCAAATGCTGCAACTAATTCGTTTTCAGTATCAACTGTGACGATTTCGTTACCGGGACCCCAACCAGCTTGTATTACAGTACCACCCAAGGAAGTTCCTACTGCAGGAACAACACTAGTGAGGTCTTTTTCTGTTACCTGTACACCAGGTGAAAGCTGAAAAGCCATATTTTTTCTCCTCGTTTATAAAACTAGATACCATTTAATAGTGTATTTAGAACAGTATTCATCTAGTTATTTATAAAATTTAGTATTTTAGTGAAACGTCTCTTTTAGTCTTTCCTGCCATGACTCATCTGTAATCCAATAATCACCACTCATAACTTCACCTTTCGGTTCATCTGTGGCTTTTGTAATTACAAATGGTGTTAGATCCTGTGATATTGTTCTCATTTCTTTATTATATAACCCTTCTCTTGTGTTTACATCTACCAATTCTTTAAAGAATGGCATAGTAGACAACCACCCAAACAAAATCAAACACATTACTAGGTCATCGTGGTAGCCTTCATCGGCCTGATACCCTTGACCCTTTTCAATAAACGTAGAGATTTCATGTATAATTTCTGCGTCAAATACTAAAAGTTTCTTTTCTTCCATAAGAGACTTGAAGTTAAAACACCCCTGTCTCTTTACTTGCTTAGAAGTGTTTACCCCTAAGCGAGTAGACCTACCAAAACCAGGAGTAATATACTGCCTAGCTTTCTCGGTCACCGTAGTGAATATGTTTTCATATTCTATTTCTTCATGTAGGATTTCAACAATTTGTCCGCCTATATCATTGTTTTCACACAACACATAGGCGTTATTAAAGTCTCTACCTAACTTTGCTATCACCTCAGGATACAACAGAGGTGCTATTTTGTTATTTCTAAATGTTGCCACTACCGTATATGGCATATCTGTTATGTCTGTTACAACAAAAGCAGAATAGTCACCACCAATACCTCTAGCGGTGTCTACTGTGATACAATAATAATGATCTTCTTTTGGTTCCTCGTATATTCTTAGTCCATCATCGTTATAGAATATAGGCTCTTTGGAACTCAGTGTAGCAATAGTTCTAGCATTAATAAGTGTATTACTAGAACCGAGAAACTCACATAGAACCTCTTGGTTAAACTTTAGTTCGCCAAGAAGTTTAAGTTGTTCTTCTGCCCACTTCTCATCTCTACCGGGTATTTCTTTGTACGGAATAAAATGAT